AGCCCACGCCCTTAAGGATCAACTCGCGGTTGGCCGGTACCGTGTCATAGCGCAGCACCGTCCAGCCGTTGGCCGAGGCGAAGTCGCGGATGGTCTCCAGCATCTTGTAGTGGGCGAGCACGCCGCCCGAGTTGTCGACGAAGCCGATTGTGTGGGGCATCAGTTCATTTCCAGGATTGAGCGGAACTTGCCGGGCTCGCGCGACAGGGCAACGGCGATCGCCTCACGCCCGGCCGGGCCGGACATCACGTCAGCTATCCGCGCGGGGTCATCGATCAGGTAGAAGTCCTGCTGGTTGCGCAGCGTGGCGTTGAGGTTCTTCGCCGGCTCGGCCAGGCGGGTGTTTGCCAGCCCAGGCGACGGCAAGGCCGGTGCCGGCACGCCGGCAAGGCCGCCGGTGTTGTGCCGCACGCGGTAGTCGTTGACTGCAGCCATGCCTCGGGCGTTGAAGTCGTGCAGAAACTGCAAAGCGCCTGGCTGCTGCACAACAGCCGCGCGGGTGACGAACTCCCAGTCACTGAGCCAAGTCGGGATGCTGTCGCTGGTGGTAGTGCCTGGGCCGCGTACCTGTCCACCTTCGGCGAAGCCATAAGCTCCGGTGTAGGTGCTGGCACCGCTAGCACCGCCTCCAAAGTATGAGCTGGCAGCAGAGCCGATCAGACTAAGCCAGCCTGAACCACCCGAGGAGCCGGAGCCAGTGGCACCGCTGACGCCATTGGCCGCAGCCAGGCTCGCAGCGGCTGTCTGGATAGCCGCTGCGCCGGTCATCAATGTGCCGCCTGCAGCGCTCAGCGCACCTGCCGAGGTAGTAACAGCTGCTGCACCGGAAGTCAGACCGGCACCGTCTTGACCGCCCCCACCGAACAGCCCCATCACTCCACCGGTGATGGACTGCGCCAGGTTCTCGGCCGCCATGCGGGTGAGCGCATCAAGCACGCTCTGGCCGAGGGCGCTGATGGCCTCGCGCAGGGTCATGGTGCCGCGTGCCAGGCCTGTGAGGGCTTCGGTCAGGCCAGTGGTCAGGCCATCGCGCAGCGTCTCCTGCAGGAGCGTGGTGGTGGCCATCAGGCGCTGGGCTTGAGCGTCGAGTGCGTACAGAGCCTGGGAGGCCGTCTCGCCGACTGCACCAGGTTGCGCAGCCAGCTCGGCCAGTACCGGGCGGATCTGCTCCAGTTGGGCGTAGGTCTGGCGGTGGATCTCCAGGATGCGCTCGCGCGCCTGCAGTTCGGTGATCAGGCCGGCATCCTGCTGCACGTTGACCGACTGCTCCTGGCGCTGCTGCTCGGCCAGGATGCGGTCCATCTCGCGCTGCACGTCGTCGACGCGCACCTTGGCTTCGGCCACAGGGATCAGCTTATCCAGCCAGGCCAGGCCGGCTTCGTTGCCGGCCTTCTCGAACTCGGTACGCATGCCGGCAAACTTGGTGCGGATCTCCAGCAGCGCGGCATCTGTCTCGCGACCTGCAGCACGCAGGAACTCAGCCTCAAGGCCGACATTGGTGCGGGCGTTGGCGTCGGCCTGGCGCTGCTGCTCAGCCGCATTAATCAGCGACATAGCCGCCCGAGCGCGTTCCAACATGGCTCCGGTCAGCCCCTTCTCCGCCAGCTCGTACTGGCGAACCTCCGCTGCGCTCATGTTCAGCGTTGCCGCTTGGCGCTCAAGCTGGGCCAGATAGTTCTCACGTGCGCGCTGGTCACGGTCTACGGGCGTACGCTTTTGCCGCTCGCGATAACGCATTTCAATGGCGGCAATGTCTCTATCGATCTGCGCATCGCTTACGACTTCGGTAAACGGGTTGGCCGCACGGATTTTCTCGACATTGGCACGGTACTCGGCAATTGCCTTTTCCTTCTGCTCTGTTCGGGTCAAACCCTGCTCTCGAACCTTCGCAATTTCTTGCTGAGCCTGAATGGACTCCTGATTCAGCTTCGCAAGGTCTGCGGCACGCTGCGCCTCGGTATCACGCTGCTGGATCAACAGCTGCAGCCGGTTACGATCCAGATCCAGCTGCTTCTCGCCTTCCTCGGTTGCACCCTGGATCACGGGCGTCAGCTGATCCCAAAGCTCCTTGGCAGCGCCAATCGGACCAAGCACTACAGCATTGGCGCCCAGGGCTCCCAGATCAACGTCACGGACGCTCCGACGATCGAGGGCAGCGAGCTGCTCCTCCAGGGTCTGCTCACGTCCGATGCCAACCATCTCGTCCCAAGCTTCGGCCGCCGCACCCTTGATGCGCTTCCAGGCACTTTCGAGCAGGCCCAGGTTCCCCTCGATCTGCGTAGCCCGGCTCTCCATGGTCTGAGCCAGCTCCTCCATGGCCAGACGCGCAGCACCGGCCTCATCGCCTTGCTCGGCCAAGGCGGCAATCTGCTCATACACGGCGGCACTGAGGAAGTTGTACTCGCGGTTCAAGTCAGCCACGGCCTTTACAGGGCTCTCGGCCAGCTTGACGAACTCAGCGACTGTCTCTGATACAGCTCGGCCTGTTGTCTGGTTCATGGCCACGGCAGCGGATGCCACCAGTTGGATCTGATCAGCAGCGATACGGCCGGTACCTGCAACCTCCGCCAGCGCAGCGGATGCTTGGCGCTGGGTGCCACGCACGACGTCCATCGACGCCGCCATGTTCATCAACTGATCGCTGCTCGCGCCGGCGGCGTTGCCGGTGAGGATCAGTTGCTCACGAAAGCGGATCGACTCCTGCGAGCCTTGGTAAGTGGCCAGCGCTGTAGCGCCGATCGCTGCAGTTGCTGCAGCGATTGCAAGCGTAAGTGGGTTGAGCGTGCTGATCAGCGCCTGGCCGGCATTTCTCCAGCCACCGAACGAATCCTTGATCTGACCACCTTGCTGCACCGCAACGAGCCAGATCGGCATGCCACTGGCCAGGCTCGTGGTGATGTCGGTGATCTGCATCGGCAACTGGCGCATGGCCTGCTGGTACTGGCCTGCAGTAATACCAGCAACGCGCATTGCATCAGTAGTACCGCCAATGCGCTGCCGCTGCTCCTGGAGCTTGGCATTGAAGGTGTCGTAGGTCTCCAGGTCGATCTTGCCCGAGGCACGAGCGCGGCGCAGTTGCTGCTCCATGTCGTCGAGTTCATCGAGCTTGCGTATCACCGGGTCGATCTTGCCCAGCAGCTGCTGCAGCTCCTGGCCTTCTTTCTCGGTCGCTGCTGCCGCCTGCTTGGCCGTTTCAGCCGCTTTAAGATCGGCCTGAGCCTTCTGCTCGATGGCCCGCTCGGCAGCGTGGTAGGCGCGCATGGACTCGTTCTGCGCCGCTGCGGTCTGCTGCCAGCTGGAGTTAGCTCCTTGAGCGGCGACACCACTTCGCTCAATAGAGTCACTCAGTGCATCGACTTCTCGCCGCCCCTGTTCCAGGTCGGTCTTGAGACGTAGGGCGAGTTCCAGTTCTTTGTTGGCCATCGGGCAGGATCACGGCGTGGGGTTCGCTGCAATCCTCGCGCGCGCGGGGGCGGCTGTATTTTCGGCTGGCCGAAAAAATGTCGCCCCAAAAGAAAACCGCCCGAAGGCGGTTGAATTGAAAAGGTACCAAGGCGCGAATCACGCCTTACTTCAGCAGCGCCTTAAGGTGCTGCTCTGCTTCCTTGCCCCCGGCAAACGCCAGGTTGGCGTCCTTCAGGAACTCAGCGCGGGCACGTCGTTGGCGACGTTGCTCGGCCTCGTAGTACAGCAGGATCTGCCGCTCGGTCAGCTTTCCGATGCGTTCGGCGTCTCCATAGCCTGCGGCGATGAGGGTGGCGTAGACGTCTGCCCAGCGCCCGCTTTGGCCGCGCTCTGCGCTGCTGCCCGTTCCACGATTACGCGATCGCGGACGGTGCGAATGTAAAAAGGGCCGTTGACCCCCCACCACAACATCAGAAGGTGATAACCATCCTCCTGATTCAATTGCCCCAGCCACTCAACCTCAACGTCGGCCGAGACCGCGATCGCATAGGTGATGATCTCCATGTGCTTGGCGAACAAGGTGCTCGATGAGTGGAAATCAAGCGGCTTTGTATTGGCCATCATGTCCTGCAGATCCACTAGCAGCGGCTCCAGCATGGCAAGCATTTGCATGCCTTCGACGAAACCGTACTCCCGAACAACCACCTCGCGCTCGGCGATGGTCGCCGAGCGGTTGGGGTGCAAGACCTCCAGGTCGTTGGCGCCTTGCTCTTCCTTGGGCTTTCTGGCGACACGCGCACCCATCAGGCAGCAGCCTGCACAATGCGACCATAGCCACCCAGGGTCGGGTCGCTAGCATTGAGCGGGTCATACAGCACGGTGCCAGTCAAAGGCAGGTTGCCCCACTCCTCGTGGATCAGGCCGAAGTCGCCCACCGGGTTGAACTTGCAGCGGAACAGCTCGACCACCACCTTCTCCTGGTTGTCGGTGTTGATGCCGTCCAGGATCAGCCAGCGGTCTGGCGGCGTGGTGGTGAACATGGTCAGCGCCCGAGCGTCTGCATTCTCATACGCAGCGGTAACGGCTGGCGTTTGCGGCGTGAGCAGCTCGATCAAACCAGCAGAAGCCGACTCCACGCGGAAGTCGGTACCCTCAACCAGCGCAGTACTCGGTGCTGCAGTCAGCTCCACGTCGCTGACGAAAGGCTTGTTCAGGCGAATGACGTCGCCAGCAGCCAGCGGCGAAGGCAGCGCCTCACCGGTAACGGTACCGGTGGCGATCGCCACATCAGCGGCATACAGCGCCAGCGCCAGGTTGTAGAGCGTCCACTCGTCCAGAGTGATGTTGAGCGTCGCAGTCTTGCCGCGTTGCAGCAGACCGTACTGCAGGCGGTTGCCAGAGAAACTCTCGGTCTTCGGGGTGGTTTCGGTGGCCAGCTGCAGAGTGCAGGCAGGCGCGTTACCCAGCCAGGTGACCTTGAGGGGTTTGCCCTGGGCCGAACGCTCAGCCAGGTGGATTTTGCCTTGGAAGCTGAAAAGGGACATGACTTACTCCTTGGCCGGTGCAGTAGTAGCGGGCTTGGCCGGGTCTGCCACTTTTTCGTGGCGGATCAACCAGGCCTTTTCGCGCTCGGTGACCTCGATCTCGTCACCGGCCTTGCATGGCTTGTCGCGGTGGGTGTGATTGGCGATCAGCTTGACCTTCTCGGTCGTGGGCTCTTCAGCCTTGGCCGCCGG